CTGCTCCCAAGACGAAGCCAACGGCTTCGGATAGATCGACTTCACATTCTTGAACAGAACCGCCATGACCACCTCCCTACCCTTGAGGGTAGCGAACTGGCTGGCAAAGTCAAGTATCCAATTTGTCTAGAACCCGTGTGATGGCATCCAGGTATTCCTTGGCGATTCGCTCCTTGTTCTTGGTGACCGCAGGCCAGAAGAAGTATCCTGCCGTGCCTCGATGTCTCAAGAACTGGCTGGTGTATCCCCCACCCTTACGACCCCGCCCAGCGACAGTTGGGGTTCCTTTACCGAACTTACCGCCACCGAACTCCGCACCAAAGAACACGTCACCCCGAGTGACCTTCCGTTTCCGTTTGCGGTTGGGGCGAGACTTAGAAACAAATGCACTCTTCTCAGACAGAACCGCAGCAGGTAAAGAATTGAACGATCTAGCCTTCATGCCCTTCATGACTTCAGCTGCCTGGCTGCTTCGGGTGACTGTGGTTGCCTCAAACTTGGCGGCCACAACCAACAACTCAGCAACAGCCTTGGCTGCCGTGTTTGCTTCCTTCTTGAATCGCTCATCCGATTTGGCTAGTTCACGGATGAACTGGGTGATACCAACAATCTCAACGACAGTCTTCCCACCAGGAGGGAAGCTGACTTGCCCTCCACGACCTACTGGTTTGATTGCCATTGGCTCAGACTACCTCTTGAGATGAATTGCTCTCCAACGAAGATAGGCAAGCATTGTGAAGATCATTCGTGGAGATTCTGCCAGCAACACTGATGGTGCAATACCTGTCTCGCAAGACAGGTACGCGATCATCCAGTGGGCTGACTGATCTCCAAAGGGACGATCACTGCTTCAGCAGCATCTCCCACTTCTAGCGATTCAATCTCATCGCACCATGATTCAAAGTCCAAACCAGTCTTCTTCAACCGATGCTCAGCATGCCAACCCAAATATGCAAGGTCAGTCAACGTGAGTTCTGTTTCAAACTTGGCGACACTTCGATTGAACTTGTTCTCAAACGCAATGAAGTCTGGGAACGCAGCCACAATCTTTCGTGACTTGCCATCGAGCGCACTCGTAAGTTCTAGTGCAATCTTCATATATACCTCCGCAGGTAAGGGTTGTTATGTTGAAACTATGCGCCAGTGCCAGTCTTGGTGATTGCACCAGAGATTGGGTAGGTGATGCTGACCACTGCAAGGTCGCCCACCGCACCTGCGACAGGTGTCCAGGAAACTGGAAGAGCATTGAACGCATACTGTGGGTTAGCAGACGAAGCAGCAGCAGTTCCGTTTGGCTTCACAGTCATTGGCACAGCAGTACCCGCAACGAACGCATCGTAGAACAACTTCTCGATCGTTGGGTAGTCCTGATGCAGCTCAAGTGTGACCGAGTTATCGATCAAGCCTTGGATTCGTGTGACAGCTGAAGAACCCATTGCTGTAGTCGCAACTTCCGCAGCAGTCGTGGACAAAGTGATTGATCCTACATACTGGGAAATATCGGTGTTAGCAGTACCGAAGGTGACTACTACGTTGGTGAGAACTTGCTTTGCCATTTGATGCTCCTGCCTTATCGGCTATCGAGATGAACTACTTCTGCTCGGCTGAGCCGATGCGATAACTCTACACGCACCAACCGCAAGCGGGCAACCGCTACTGATAGACGATGACACGGAAGTCCACCATCAGGTAGGTGGTGTCATTGCCTTCCATTGTGGAGATGTTTGAAGCCGACTCGACCAGCAGGTTCGCAACCGCACCACCCAACGTGCGATCCCCTTCCAAAGCGGCACGAATAGAAGTCGCACCCTCATAGGACAAGAACCCATCCAACGCAGCCTGAGCAGACCGCTCAGCTGACCGACCCACCACAACCGACACCGTGAAGGTTGAGGTGATCAACCCGCCACGCATCGCACCGTTGTAGGTGATCGTGTCCAACATCGGCCAAGCAAACGGCGCGTTCAGATTGTCTGGCTGATAGGCATACGACCTGAGACCAGGAATCGTTGCCAAGCGAACCTGCAACCCCTGCTTGATCTGGGTGAGTGTTGTTGCTTCGTTCATGCGAAGAGTCGCATCCGTCGATACGGTTCGACAAGTTGTGCCATGTCCGGATCAAGGAAACGAGAAACACGAATGGCACCCAAGTCACCGAAACCTGCAACACCAAGCGGTGAGTCATATCGTTTGAAGATTCGTGAAGCCTGAATGATTGTGGCCTGTGTGACAGGTTCAGGCACAGACGGCCAACCGAACACAGCAGTCACCTGAACCAAAGCCTGCTCACCATAGTTGCCGTTGACTGTTGGAAACAGATAGTCACCAACCGCACGAATCTTGTCATACGCCCACTGCAAACCATCCAAGCGACCATTCAACGGTTCCAACTGATAATCAGACGGCGACCAAGTCACATCAAAGTTGCCATCGGTAGCACCAGAAGTCTTCAACACAATCGCAGTTCCAGCGATGTCATCAATGCTGCAATAGAAATCATTCTCAGCCATATAGACACGAGTGGTTGCAGAACCAACAGACCAGAACTGGCGGTTGCAGTAACCGTCAATCAGACGTGAAGCAGCCCCAGCACAGTTGTCAATCAGATCGTCATCAATAGTGTCAGCCGTACCAATGCGGAGAGCGGCCTTGATCTGGTTGCGTGTGGCATAGCCGTTGGTGATCGCCATAGTTCCTCTATGTTACTTCACAAACCCGACAAAGTAGAGGTCACAGGAATCCTCATTCACCTCAAACGACCACTCACCAAACATCTCATCCAAATCAAACTCAGCCACAAAATCAGCCTCAGTCAAGTTCCGATAGTAATCCCACAACTCCACAGACAAAGGCGACGAACCAGGATGACATCGAGAAGTCCCATGCTCCTCACGACCAGAAGTCGCACAAGACATCAACACCAAACCCCTACACATCCGAACCATATTCGCAAACGTCGCCACCCACTCAGGATTATGTTCAAAACATTCAGCCGACAAACACACATCAAAACTGCCATCCTCAAACTCAAGACTCTGCCCAAAGCCAACAACATCAACCCCAACCCCATCAGCCACATCCACCCCCAAATATGAGCCGCCGGTGAAGAAGTCCCGAACCGTCCCATTGATGTCAAGCGAACCGACATCAAGAACAGACGCATCCACAAAGAACTCAGGATGCTTATCTTTGACTCGTTGGAAGAAATCCCTTTGCTGACTATGAGCCATAACGCTTCTTTGAACGCCATGACTCAGGATGCAAACCAGCCTGAACCCACCAAGGCCAATCAGAATCAATCTCCACTTCGTTCATGATTTCCCCATTCACAAACTTTCCGTAGGTGAAACAATCCTCAATCATTGTGCGAGTGTTACCCACGTTGTATTCCTGATGAGAGAACTCAGTCAATTTGTTTACACACCAATCCACCCCACCCATCCAACCAAGATGAAAACCACCAAACACAACAGGCATCTTCGTGCGATTGAACCTGCGCATATCATCCAAAGAATCGCCAGCACTGCCACGAGTACCAGCAACCATCGTGATATGCAAAGGCCGTTCCCAATGCACACTGAACGCAAAGTTCCGCATCAAAGCATGATGCCAACCACTTGCAAACTGCTCAACCGAACTCGGCTTCCAAATCTCATCAGCGTCAGACACAGTGATCACATCATCAGACTTGCAGCCAAGGCGATCAAACTCGATGAGCAACTGGTCACGGGTCGCCTTCTCAACCATCCAAGGATTCGGATCGGTAGGGGTGTCAAAGTCCACCCAATGAATTAGATCAGCCCACTTGGCAAACCGATCCCGTGACTCCCTGACCCGAGGCTTGCCGGTGAAAGTCTTGTCACCCTCAATGATGACCATCACATCAACGGTCTCAGCCAACTCCCACAAACGACACTCAAGAACATCAGCCTCACCGTTGTATAGAACACCGTCAAAGACGCGCATCAATCCCACCCGAGTGTTCGTCGTCTGCCCAAGTCCCAAGCCCCCGCATCTGGTATCCCTGACCGCCATCGCATGTCGTGGAGATTGCTGTTGTCTGCGAAGCTGCGGTTGTTCTTCTCGCCAAACGCAGGGTTCGCCTTGAGCGTTGACGAATTATCATGCTCAACTTCAACATCCGAAACCACGACAGAGATGTTGAACGCCTTCGCACGTTGCTCATAGTCATTGTCCTCAAAGTAGGCGGGAACGTAACACTCCGAGAATAGACCGATCTTGCTCACCACATCCTGCCCAACCCACACACACGACCAGTTCCGCTTCGTGCGAACCACCATCCCATCGTCGCAGCCATCGTAGAAATGTTCTAGTTGTCCAGGCTTGAACCATGCGTCAGAGTTCAACAGAATCCAGCCTCGTGCGTGAGGTGTTGCTTTGATACCAAGATTCCAAGACGGGGCAACACCGAGGTTGGTGGGCATTGACCAGACGTGATAGTTGCTGACCAGTCTGCGGTCAATCACCCAAGGATAAAATTGCAGGCTGGACTCGCCGCCGTTGTCGATGATGATCAGATGTTCAACGGGATAGTCAATGGATTGCAGGCACCGTTCCAGTAGGTCATACCGGTTCAGGACGGGGATGATGATGACAGGCACCATTCATGCAACTCCTTCATGATTGGCTTCCAATGAGCCTCGTAGACGGTGTCTGCGTTGTACCCTTGGGCAAACTCCACAGCGGTCTTGTCCACGCCTCTCGGAGCGTTGTAGGCCTGTCTCAGGGCATCCACAATGGAAGGAACCTGTGGGGTGCAGAACCATGCCTTCTGATGGGCATCCCAGAACGGCTGCACATCCACCTTCCAACCCGACCCAACCAACTCAGGCTGAGCCGTGAAGTCTGAAACGATCACAGGAACGCCACAAGCCTGAGCCTCAATGACCGCCAACCCAAACCCCTCACCCATTGAGCAAGACAACAACACGTCAGCTGCCGAATACATCGCAGCCAAAGCCTCTTGCGGGAACCCAATCCGATAGGCGTACTGATCAACGATCTTGTACTGATGTTCCTCAAGTCCAACTGCCTTGATCAAATCCAGCACATTGATCCCACCAGATGAACCATCACGCTCGACATGCAG